GGCTTGCAGACCTCGTTGTTGGCGATCCTGACCCGCCGCAGCATCAGCCGGCCGGCATTGATGCTGTCGGCCTTCTTGCGCTGCTCGTTTACACGCACATCGCACTCGCCCCACGGCCGCTCGGCCAGGAACGTCTCGACGACGCTGCGCTTGGAGGCGAAGCTCTTGGCCTTGGCGTCGTGCGGCAGGATCAGCACGTCGGCCCTGGGCTGCTTGCGTAGCCTGGGTATCCACTCCTCGGCATCCATGCCGCTGCCGTCGTCGTAGTGGAAGATTTCAAAGCCCCCGCGCATCCGCTTCCACCAGACGAAGGCCGCCTTGTCCCGGTAGCCGATGTCGGAGGTCACCCAGACCTCGTCGTTGGGCCCGCCCGCCTCGACCATGCAGATGCGGCCCTGCTTCTCCATCTGCTCGACGTAGCGGCCGAAGATCGCGCCGACGTTGGCCGCACTGAAGTCGCAGTCGTACTCCTGGCGGTATAGCTCGTCGGGCATCTCGCGGCGCTCGTCGTCGAGGACGTGCTGCGGGATGTGCTTGGTGTCGTCGACACCGAGGTGCGAGTGGAACCAGTGGTCGCTGCCTTTGGCAAGCTCGATCAGGTCATGGAAGTGGTTGTAGCCCCGGGGTGTGCTGATGTGCGCGGCCCAGCCTCCGTTGCCGGCCAGCATCGGCCGGAACATGCTCCAGGCCCTCGGGTCCGACAGCGCAGCCTCGCTCATGACGATGCCGAACGGGTTGGAGCCCACCAAGCTGTCGTAGTAGTCCGAGCCTACAAGTTGCCAGATCGCCCCCGAGCGCAGGGTGATCTTCATCTCGGTCTTGTTGGTGTCCTCGCGCAGCACCTTGGGGAACACTTGGTCCAGGGTCTTGCGCCCCTCGTTGTCGAACCCATCCCACACCACCTTGCGAGCGTGCTTGTGCGTCGGCAGCATGTGGAAGTACATGCCTGGGCGCTCAAAGCTCATCTTGGCGGTCTGGTGCAGCATCGTCAGGTCCTTGCCGAACCTGCGCGGCCAGCAGCAGGCCGCACGCAGCCCACCGTGGTCGAAGTAGCGCATCAGGGCCTTCTGGGGCGGCCGACCGACGAACCCGTTGGGCAGGGTGATCTCGGCCATCAGTGGAGCCCAAGCTGGTCCTCGGGGCGCTCGGAGTGCCCCAGCCAGTACCAGAGGTAGACGCAGGCTCCAACGGCCCCGCAGATCGCACCGACCATGAACACCGTAACGAGCAGCCAGGGCATGGTCACGAGCTTCCCCCGATGCACCAGCCCAGCAGGGCCAGCAGGCCGCACACCACGATGAAGGCCACGAGGCGCAGCATCACCCGCCCTCGTCCTCGTACACCGCCAGCACCACCCTGCAGCGCAGGCACTCGCCCCCAGGCCACGATCCGCACACGCAAGGGCCGACCACCACGCCCTCGGGATAGGCCGGCAGGCCGTGGTCCTGGGGCTTCAGCCTTGGGCTTTCGTCACTGGTAGTCATGCCATCCCCAGCCACATGCTCGGGTTGGCGGTGTCCGCTGCCAGCATCTCGCACACCCTGGCACCCAGGACCTCCTCGGGCAGCCTGTACCACTGCAGGCCGTAGTCGAGGCGCACCAGCCCTGCCTGCTGTAGCTCCAGGCTCTTCAGCGTCTCGTACTGCTGCACCTCGGCGAAGGCCGGCGAGCCATCCACCACGTCCAGCACGAGGAGCGTCCCTCCTGGCCGCAGGCAGGCACGAGCCACGTCGAGCATGTGCGGCACGTCGGTGCAGTGGTGCAGCGAGTAGCCCAGCACGGCCACGTCGAAGGTGGCGAAGTCGGGGATGTAGCTCAGGGTGCCAGCGTCGCGCATGTCGGCCTGCACACGGTCACCAGGGCACACGCAGCGGTCTAGCTGGGCCCTGGAGGCGTTGACCAGGGTGAACCGAAGGTCATGCCTCACCTGATGCCAGTACCGCTCCATGCCTCCGATGCCGCAGCCGAGGCTGATGACCCTGGCATCCTGCGGAGCGTTTACACGGCCCAGCACGCTGATGCTGTGCATGCGCTCGTCGGGGTAGAGCATGAACAACTGGTAGACCGTCTGGCCCCTGGCCGTCAGCCAGTCGGTCACGTCGCCGACCAGCTTGTCGTCGCTGTACAGCGGGTGACCTCGCGGCGGCCAATTCCCAGTGACGAAATGCGACCGCGACAGGTCTGTGCCGTTGGGCTCCATCACCGTCCTCCAGCCCTTCAGCGAGGCTACATCGACCTGCTGGCCCACAGCCTCAGGCTTCCTTCTTGATGACCACCGTCAAGGGCCCACCGCCCTCGCCGACGACCTCCGACCGGTTCAGCTTGGGCGCTGC